GTACATAGTCTAGGAGATAAAAATGGCCCGCAAATTTTTAGTAAGCATTGACCTCAGCAAGAACGAATTGCAAAATGCGGTAATTCAGAACCTTGCAACAGCACCCGCAACACCTCTTGCGGGTCAGGTTTATTACAACACCGTAGATAATCAACTCTACATTTACAACGGTACTCGTTGGGAAGTCGCGGGTAATGCTTTCCAATCAGGACTGCTTGCTTCACGCCCTGCCGCAAATACAGTAGATGCAGGAACTATTTTTTATGCTACTGACACAAAACTATTTTATTATTCAGACGGTTCTGCTTGGACACAGACTAATGCTTTTGGCACAGTAACAGCGCAGACAACATACGGTGCAGCAAGCGGTAACGGTACTTCTACTGATTACGCTCGCGCTGACCATACACACGGAACACCTGCACTCGGTACAGCAACACCTAATGCAATCAGCGGTGCCGCAGGTTCAGCGGGTTCAGCAAGCACACCTTCTAAAGAGGACCACACACACGCATTTACTCCTTCACAAGATTTGTCTATGGCGGGGTTCAAACTCACATCTCTTGCAACACCTACCGCAGACACAGACGCGGCTAACAAGGGTTATGTAGATTCAGTAGCACAAGGATTAGATACTAAGGCCTCAGTAGTTGCAGCAACAACAACAGACGGAACTCTTGCAACTGCTTTTGCTAATGGTCAAGTAGTAGACGGCGTTACGCTTGCTACTGGCAACCGTATTCTTATTAAGAACCAAACAGATGCAACCGCTAACGGTATTTATGTAGTTGCTGCATCAGGCGCACCCGCTCGCTCAACAGACATGGACAACGGAACAGAGTTCCCAAGTGCTTATGTATTCGTAGAGCAGGGAACAGTTAATGCTGATACTGGATGGGTATGTACTAACAATGCGCCTGTTACTCTTGGCTCAACTAACATCACTTGGACACAATTTAGCGGTGCTGGCACATACACAGCCAATAATGGCGTTCTTCTTACTGGCTCTGTATTTTCTTTTGCTCCTGAAAGCGGCAAGGGTCTCGAAACAGGTGCAAGCGGCGCAAAGGTCAAACTTGCTACTACATCAGGCTTAAACATCACATCTGATTTAGCCGTAGGTGCAGGTAATGGTATTAGCGTTCTAACTAATACTGTTGCAATTGACAGCGCAGTAGTAGTCAGTAAGTACGCCGCAAATGTTGGCGATGGCTCAGCGACTTCTTACACAATCACGCACAATCTAGGAACTCGTGACATCCAAGTGACTGTTTACGAAGCAACTGGTACTTATGCAGAAGTTATTTGTGATGTTCAGCATTCGACAACTAACACAGCAACGCTATTGTTCTCAGTAGCACCAACACTTAACCAATACCGCGTAGTAATTCAGGCTTAAACCTAAACTAAGGGAGATACACATGGGTCTTCGTGACCGTATCGCAAAGGCAATAGCGGGAAATAACGCTGATGTAGAAAAAGGCTCTGTTGGCTTGCCAGCGGGTGCAGTAACTATGACTGAGCAAGAAATGCGTCAAGCAGGTGCATTAGGACAGTCATACGGTAACTCTGAGGCCTTGCCACGAAACCCTTGGCTTTCTATGGTTCCATTTGGGCCGGGAAATCCTATTACGCCGGGTGCAATTAACCCGCTTCGTGCTGATGGTCGCCCTGACCCGCGCCGTTATGAGTATCAGGTTGCGCAAAACATAAATGTTACTGAGACACGCTTTGTACCTTTTAAGACCCTTCGTGCGAGCGCAGACCAAATTGACATCTTGCGCCGTTGTATCGAGGTTATTAAAGGTAAGGTGACTGGCCTTGAATGGGATATTGTCTTAGGTCAGGATGCAACAGAGAAGATTTCTAAAGAGTCCGGTGCTGACCATGTACGCGCAATGGCTCAGGCCCGTGAAAAGTTTAATGATGAGATTGACCGCGTTCGTACCTTTTGGGAAAACCCTGACAAGTCAAATGGCCTAACCTTTACTGATTGGCTAATGATTGCGCTAGAAGAAATCCTTGTGATTGACGCGTGGGCAGTATGGCCTCAAAAGACTGTTGGTGGAGATTTATTTGGACTGCAAATCCTAGATGGCGGCACAATTAAGCCTTTGCTCGATGATAGAGGTATGCGCCCTATGGCCCCGGCCCCTGCCTTCCAACAAATCCTTTACGGCTTCCCTCGCTCAGAGTTTTCCGCTAACAACGATGACCCTAAAGCAGATGGTGAATTCACATCAGATGACTTGGCTTACATGGTTCGCAATCGCCGGACTATTTCGGTGTACGGAATGTCACCGACAGAAAGAGCCTTGCCTCTTGCTGACATTTACCTACGCCGTCAGCAATGGCTACGCGCTGAATACACAGATGGCGTAACACCTGAGTTATTATTTAAGACCGATTTATCATTCGGTAACAACCCTGACCTATTACTTGCGTATGAGAACATCTTTAATGATGACCTTGCTGGTCAGACTCAACAACGCAAGCGTTCTCGCCTGTTACCCGCAGGTATGGACCCTGTTCAACTTGACGGGTACGGCGAGAAGTTTAAGGACACCCTTGACCTTTACCTCATCCAAAGCATTTGCGGTCACTATGGCGTACAGCCAACCGAAATCGGTTATGACGCAAAGGGTGGCTTAGGTGGAGCAGGGTACGAGGCAGGTAAGGCCGGAAATGCCGAAGCAATTGGCGCACAGCCTCTAGTCCTATGGCTAAACAAGATGATTACACAACTCTCATACGCATACCTTGGAATGCCACGCGAGTTAGAGTTTAAGTTAATGACATCAAAGCGAAATGATGACGAGGCTAATGCTCGCAAAAATCAAATCGAGGTCACATCAGCGGGCAAGACAATTAACGAACGCCGTTCAGAATTAGGCTTGCCTCTACTGGATACACCGCAAGCAGACATGCCTATTTTGGTGGCTGGCGCGGGCATGTATCTATTCAGCCCTGACGGAATCATTGATGCCGCTCACTTAGTTTCAGCCCCTACGCTGGCGCAAGACGGGGTAACTCCTAACCAAGAGGTTCCAACACCAAATACGACTGGCGCGAAGCCACAGACCGAAGCCACGCCTCAGGAAGAAGAAGAAATCCAAGACGAGGTGGACAGAGAAACCGCTGACGAGGTTAAAGCCTTTATGAAGTGGGTTAGCAAGGGTAAGCGAGCGCGACTCTTTGAGTTTAAGTCACTTGACCCTATCGTTGGTGAGGCCCTGAATCGTTGCGCATTTGATGGCGACCTTGAAACTGCAAGGGCGTTAGCGAAAGCCTATCTCGACTAATGTGGGGCGCACATCAGGTTGATGCGCGCATTTCCGCTAAGAATGCAGTCAAGATAAGGGCGGCTTTACGGCAATCTATTGACGCAAGACAAGTGTACGAGATGTATCAAAGCACTCAACCCGCTGTTTCTGATAACAATACTCAGGATAGAGCGCGAGCGCGGGCTTGGGCAATCATGAATGTCCGTTTTATTAACGAAGCCTTGCGCACCGCACTTATAAGGCTTTATGCAGAAGCATGGGTCACAGGCGAAGCCGCGGCAGGAGAAGCCATTTATGAGGAACGCGAACTTCAGAAGGCTGGCGAGATTGGCATTATTGACTGGACTAAATGGCAACCCGGCGATTTAGCAACCGCGCTTTTACTTGACCCACCGCGAGAGTTTGAACAATTATTAGAAAGCCTTAGTTTTTTAATCCGGGGGCTTGACCGAACAGGCTATGAACTCATTGGAACCGCGCTCGCAGACTCTATTAGAGCGGGTTATTCTCCAAGCAAAGCCGCTAAGATAATTCAAGAGGCTGTAGGTAGTCCTGCTCGCGCTTTGACTATTGCTGTCACGGAATCTAGTCGCATTATGAATAACGCCGCACTTGGTAGATACAGAGAAGCAGGTTTAGATGAAGTCAAATGGATGGTTGTAATGGGCGGCGGTACTTCTGTAGCCTGTGAGAAATGTGCGCAGAATGACGGGCAAGTAGTAAGAATAGGCAACACCTTTAGAAGCGGTAATACACAACCACCCGCTCACCCGCATTGCCGTTGCAATTTACGCCCTGTTGTACCTGATTATAATGATGTAGTTAATACACAAGGCGACATAATTACTGATTTGCCTTTCAACAAACAATCATCTAAATCTGATAAAGTAATGCTTACCTTAGAACAAGCCCTTGAGGGTGTCGTCATAGAATGGGAAAATTAAAATGGCATTTAAGCATGTGAATAGTCAGACCCTTACAACAGTCTCAGCACTTGTCACAATTGACAGAAACGCTAGACCACTTACACCTGTAAACATTCACAATGGTCATAGTGCGGCTATTTTTATTGGCGATGCAACTATTTCAACATCAGGTGCAACTATTGGTCGTACCCTTGCCGCTAACGCAAATCAAATTTTTTATGCAAATCCTAATGATGTAATTTATGCAATCTCAGCCGCCGCTTCTGCCGAAGGCGCAGTAGTAATTACCTATTCGGCGTAATTTATTATGAGCCAAGGTTTTGTTCCACCTCAAGAGGTAAGGTCTAACGCAAAACGCGGTTTAGAGTTGCGTAAAAAACATAATCGCGGTGGTACTGAGGTAGGCGTTGCTCGCGCAAGAGATTTATCTAATGGTTCCGCGTTACCATTAGACACAATTAAACGCATGAACTCTTATTTCTCTCGTCACGAAGTAGACAAGAAAGGTGAGGGTTGGGGCGTAGACAGCGCAGGTTACATAGCATGGTTACTATGGGGCGGTGACGCTGGTTGGTCTTGGGCTAAAAAAATTATTAGGGAACAAGAAAACAAGGAGAAATCAACTATGAACGATTTAACAACGGCGTATTTTGAGATTACGAAGGCTGACAAAAACGCTGACGGAACGCTCATGGTGTACGGCAAGGCTACAGACGACTCCTTAGATATTGACCAACAAATTTGCGACCCTATTTGGTTAGATTCCGCTATGCCGGAATGGTTTAAGACAGGCGGAAACATCCGAGAGCAACATTCAAACATTGCGGCGGGTGTTGCTAAGGAATATGAGAAAAAGGCAGATGGTCATTACATCCATGCCCTAGTTGTGGACCCTATCTCGGTTAAAAAGGTAGACACCGGGGTACTTAAAGGTTTCAGTATCGGCATCAAATCCCCTCGCGTAGTACGCGACACTAAGGCCGCTAATGGGCGTATTATTGACGGGCAGATTGTGGAAGTCAGTCTTGTAGACAGACCCGCAAATCCAAATTGTCAATTAGTATTGGCTAAGAGCGTTCATGGAGAGTCAGGGGTTTGGAAAGTGGAAGAACTTATTGAGAAGTCAGATGACGCGACTCCTGACACACCTGAAATCATTGAGGAAGTAGTGGCAGAAGAAACAGAAGATGTCACAGCAACTCAGGACCTTCCAAATGAGGAAGTACTTGAGAAGAAAGAAAAGAAGCCTGACTATGAGGGCATGATTCAGGGTGGCAGTCGTTCAGAACCCGCTGACAAAGAACTCTATAACCGTTTAATCGGTGAGGCTAAAAAGAAATTTGATGTTTATCCATCTGCCGTTGCTAATGCGTGGGTTACAAATGAATACAAAAAGCGCGGCGGTAAATACAAGGCTAAGCCTAAGAAAGATAAGTTTGCAGATGCAGTAATAGTACCTAAGACAATCATGAGCGAACTGTTAAAGTTTGACAAAACACAGTACGAAGCCGCTCGCGATGCCTTGGCTAATCTTATTACTGTTGAAGCAGGAGAGATGAAAGAAGGACATAACGAACTTAACTCAATCTCTCACCTTTTACAAGCAGTCGCACACCTTTATTCTTGGTATGAAGGTGAAGAAACAGAGGGAGAAGTTATGGACGAAGTTGTAGAAATGTCTGTTGAGGCTGATGAAGAAAAATCACATCACGACACAGATAAAGATAAGATGCATCACGATAAAGCCATGTTAAAGCCAAAGAAAGATGAAACGCAAAAAGATTACATGAAGCGTTGCAAAGAGGCTGGTATGGAAGATGATGCAATTAAAGGTATGTGCGATAAGTATTTCGGCGCGGAGAAATCCGTTGAATCAGAAGAAAT